AGTCCGGCTTGCGTGGTCGCCGCGAAGCAGGCCACTCACGCTGTGCTCAGCAAAATACTTCTCGTCATCTACGATCAGGTCGCGGCTGATCGCGGCCTCCCACCGCTTCAAGTGCGGGAGCAGGCAATGCTGCACAAACTCCGTGCCCTGGACTTCAATGTTGTTGAATGTGCTGCGGTCCAGCATCTGGATCATGTGCGGCGGCACGCGAAACGCCCGGCAGATTTCAACCACTTGAAAAGCCCGGCTCTCAAGCATCTGGGCTGCTTCGTTTGATCCGCTGAGCTCGTGGGCCTTCACGCCGTTAGGCAGCACAGCTGTGCGAAACGCACGGTCGGCACCACGGTGCATCCGCTCCCACTGCTCGCGGAGTCGCTCAGCAGCTTCGATGGGAATCGGGTTGTCGCTCTCCAGCACGATGCCGGGCCGGGCACCGTTGCCGAAGTACGTGCTGCCGTGTGTCTCAAGGGCCTGGGCCAGGCCGATGGCGTTCTGGAAAATCTTGTAGGTCGGGATCGCCTTGATGCCGTCTTCGGTCGTGAATCGCAGGGCGAAGATCTGCTCCTGGCTGTAGATCGTCTGCTGCCCACTCGGCTCGCGGTACCGATAACGCAGCGTGCCATCAGTCAGCCGCTCAGCCTCCATGCGGCTGGAGTGCAGCGGCCACAACTCAGACACGGCACCTCGAGCACCTGGGCGAATCTCGGCGTAGCTCGCACCGTAATGCAGGTACATGCCGGTCATCCAATCCCGAAACTCCTGAGCCGTCTGCCATGGGTTTGGCTGCTGGTGCAGGAGCCGATAGACAGGATGGCTCGTGGCCTTCTGTTTCCCGCCGTTGGCCATCCGCTCGTAGATGTGCAGCGGCAGGGCAGATACCGCATCCGATATGACGCGGATGCAGGCGGTGTACGCCGAGCACGCCATGGAGTTGTCGGCGTTGACGCGAATGCCGGAAGGCGTGCGGCTGGAACTCACTTCGGGCCAGTCGATGCCACGCAGGTCGAACATCTTGAAGTCAGCGGCTGCGTTTTCGCTCATAGCGTCATCATGTCCCAGGACTGTTCTGGCGTGGCTGCGGTTGCCTTCTGCCACAGCCCGATGGCCATGACTAGCGACACGATGCCGTCTATTCTTTCTGTGCTCTTGGCCTTGCTCGGCTTAATGTTTCCGGCTGCGGAATCCTGCTGGATGGCCACGTTGGAAGCCTGCCACGACAGCACTGGGTGCCCACCGTGTATTAGTTTTCCAGACACGCACCAGTTTTCTAGTTGCTTCGAGGGCGCGGATAAAGATCCGTAGCCCTGTCGAAAGTCTGACATGGGAAGGCCGTCGCCTTGCAGTTGTTGGCCGAGTTGCGCGGAGTTCCACGGGTCCAGGCCGATGCCGCACAGCTTGTACTTGCTGGCAATGGCGTTGATGTCTGAACGCACTTGGTCAAAGTCGGTGACGTTGCCATCGGTCATGTTCAGATGCCCCTGCCGATGCCACGTTAGGTATGGCACTTTGTCACGTCGCTCTCGCTGGTGGGCGTTGTCGCTCGGGATCCAGAAGTGCGGCTCAATCCAAAACGTGCCGTCATCAAGCGGGAAGAGCAGCACTAGGGCTGTGGTGTCAAACGTCGTGGCCAAGTCCAAACCGGCCCAGCACTCACGGCCCGCCAGATCCACGGGACAAGGCTTGTCGCCTTGCGCCCAGTGATCCATCCGCAGCCACCTCGTGCTCTGCTCTGTCCACTGGTTCAAGTACAGCTGCCGGAAAGTGTTCTCATACGTCGGCATCTCAACCGCTCGAGCACACTCGCTCCGCAGGAAGTCCATGCGCACCGAGACGCCCAGGTTGGGGTTTGCACGCTCCCACGTTTTCTCGTCCTTCCAATCGGCTTCAATCGGTGCGGCATAGATGGCTGGCAGAAACGTCTCGTCTTTTACCGTGCCGGCGGCCACGGCCTCAGCGTATTTCCAGATTTCCCAGCAGACGCTCTTGCGATCAAAGCCTGCCGTCGTGAGCGCCACCGTCAGCGGCTGACGCCGAGCACCCTGGCTGCTCAGCATCACTTCCCACATCTCGCGGTTTGAGACGTGGAGCTCATCGAAAATCACTCCATGAGCGGAGAGCCCATGCTGGATTCCAGCCTCAGCGGAAAGTGCCTTGTACGTTCCGTGCGTCGCCTCCCGCACGATGGCGTTTCGGTAAACCTTGAGGTGCTGACGCAGCACCGGCGACTGCTCGACGTAGACGCGGGCCATGTCAAAAACGAGCCGGGCCTGATCGCGTGAGGCTGCGCACGAATAGACTTCACAGCCGGGCTCGTTCTCCATCAGCAGCTTGAGGGCGATTCCCGCACATAGGCTACTCTTCCCGTTCTTGCGCGGAATGGCTAGCAGGCTTGTGCGGACTTTTCGCACGTCGCCCTCAGTGGCGAAGAGCTTGCGAACGTAGTCCTGCTGCCACGGCTCAAGCGTGAACGGCTTGCCGCCGAGCTCGCCCTTGGCGTGTGTCAGGTGCTTGTGGAAGAAACGCACCGCCAGACACGAGGAGCACTTTTCGCACGGGTGCTCAAGCGAACATGCGGGCGTCTTCTTCGTCTGATTGCGGGCCATTCTCAACCGCCGAGACGCGGGCCAACGCCGAGGCCGTCAGGCCGAACTCGGCCGCGAACTTCAGCATCTGGTTTCGCGCGTCGCGTTTGCGGTTCCACGCCGGGTGATTGCTTACCCTACCGCGATCGTCCATGAACGTGGCCCCGTTTGCCTTGAGCTCACGATCTGCCTCAATCATGTCCGCGAGAGAGTCGCAGTAAGCGCCCAGCGTCTGCTGGTGTCGCGGGCTCATCACCTTGGACGCCTCGAGCATCGGCACAATCCGCTCCCACTCCTCGCGGGCGAGATCGGAGAGCCAGTGCGGAGCAGGCGGGATGCCCGGAACGGCGTCTATGCCGGACTTGTGCGGGCCCCTAACGCGAGCGCCGCGAAGCTTAAGTAGCGGTTTTGGCGTTGGCTTGCGGCCCTTGCCCATGTTGCAAACTCCCAATTTCGGCCCCGCCTACAGAAGCAGGGACTTCTGGTTTTCCTCAGACGAGGTTGGCATGATTTTCTTCAAGCTGAAAGCCGAAGGCGACGCTGTCCATCCCACTTAGCACCTTTGAGGCTGTTGCACTCAAAGCAACAGCATCGCACGTTGTGCCAATCGTGGTCGCCGCCCTTGCTCAATGGTACCGGGTGGTGGTCAACAGTTGCAGACCTTGGGTCGGTAACGCTGAACACCTTGGATGTCTTCTTGCCGCATACGTGGCATCGCCAGCCGTCTCTCTCAAAAACATCGCGTGGCTTTACTGCCGAGTTGTAGTGTCCGCCGTATGTCTTGCAGCGGCGGCGGTAGCAACCGTACATGCGCTTATGCAGACGCCTGGATTCACGTTTGCAGTCCTTGCACGATGGCTTGCTATGCGCGGACGAGTTAGGCACCTCATTGCCACACTTGCACAAACGGACGCCTCTCCATGCTTTCGCGCACGCACGAGAACAAAACCTTCCCATGCCTGCATTGCGGGGGTCACGAATGCATCCTCCGCACGTTTCGCATTCCTTTGAATGCTTGGCGTTCTGCTCAATCATCACCTCCCACAGGCCTGACATCTTGATTAGCCATGCGTCAAGGTTGCTCACGCTCTCTATGTATTTCTTGCTGGGCGCGTTCTTCCACCTTCCACCACGGTGATAGACGCCCTCTAGCTGACTCGTCCTGTCCCATGACTGCTTTCCGCACTTACGGGCGTCGTTGAAGCATTTCCTGCTGCAATACTTTGGTTGAAAGTAAGTCAGCTTCTTAGAGCAATATGCGCAATGCTTGCTGGTCTTCCTGGCCCTCTTTCGCTCCTTCTTGAAAACGCTTGGCAGAAATGGCTGGCCTTTAGGTCCATGCCATCGGCCACGCTTCCGCTCCTTGCACCTTGAAAGCCTGCAGCAGTGCGGACAAGAAGTGCAGTCCTTTCCGTTGGCGTGCGCCCTTAAGACATTGCCACCAGTCACCCAATCAGAACCGCAACCCTGGCACGCCATATCCACCTCCTTGTGGTTTATGCGTAGGGTACATGGGTTTACGTGGTAGTCAAGCGTTCACTATTCGTCTTTCGGCTGTGGCACGACACGCACCGGGCCGCTCCGTTGGTCACGTCATACCGCAGGTCTGGGGCCACACTTACTGGCACTACGTGATCTGCGTGCATGTCACGGCCATAGGCCACACGGCCGCAGTCAACGCATTGCCAGTGGCATCGGTTCAGCACCGCCTGCCTCCACGCCTTGTGAGCTACTGAGCAATAGCCACGGGCTGCCGCGTTGGGCCTGGCCTCTCGCATGCGAGGGCCAAGACGCAGCGGCCTATGGCTGGGGATCTTGGTAGGCACGTTAGCTCTTCAGCATCACCACGCCAGCGGTGCCCGTGCTGTTAGTGGTGGCCGAGACGATCTTGAGGTACTCGGTGCCAAAGACTTCATCGGGCAGGGCATATGCTCGCCCGTCCGTGCTTGAGGCAGACAGGGTGAGGTCTGCCACGCTGCCATCGGACTTGTAGAGTCGGCGGAAGGTGCCGGCCGTGCTCGTGCCTACCCACATCTGGAGCGTGGCGGCGTTGGTGCTCATGGTGCCCAGAGTCACAACAGCACCAGCCACATCACGCATGTCCAGCGTGGTAGCCGATGCTGTGGCCGTGTGCAGGGTAATGTCGATGTCTCGGTTCTTGCGGCTCAGAATGTTGTCGGCCATGGGTAGCTCCTAGGTGTGGTTACTGTAAGGGAATCTGCGGGAACTCTTGCAGTCCACTAGCTCACAGAACTAGGGGACTCTGGCAGCAGGGCGACGGCGTCGGCCAGGGGGATGACTTCGATCTGCTGCATCATCCCTGGCGTTACAAACGCAAACCCGCCAGCCAGAATCCCGCCTTCGCCTACCTCGCTGAGAACGTCGCCGCAGAGCATCCATCGGCCATCGGTGAGTTGCCGACCTGCTGGAACGTGGCGAGGATCGCCATGTTCCTCTTGCACACCGTAGAGCAAGACGGCGATGTCGTAGGAGTAGACGAGAGCAAGGTCTTTGCACTCGGCGTAGGGCATCGGGAGCGCGAGGTCGGAGAGTGTCATGCGGTCCTCGTAAGTGCGGCCTGGAACGCCTGCATGGCCGTGTTGTATGCCGCTGCCTGCGGTGCCGTCAGGGCAGCCCCGATTGAATACCCAACAGAAGCACCTCCGTACCTGTCCACGTTCGCTGTCGAACTAGCTCGGTTAATCCCAAAGATATGAACGTCGGATGATGGAGGCGTTGCTGCGGTAAGAGTTCCAGTGCCATCGCTCGCGCCGTTTTTGTAAATTACGCCTCCGGTTGACGTGTTGTGAACTCCTAGCCAAAAAGCTCCTGATGAAACAGATCCGGCAGAAGAGATGCCGGAAGTAGACGCGCCAAACTGAAAGGCAACAGCGCTCGCGGACACTTGGAAACCCAATGCAAAGGCTTGGGAAATACTGGCCGCCGATTCCGACCCCATGAACTGGTCAAAATCTGAATTGACAAAACTCCTTGCATAAAACGCCAAATGCCTGTCGCCTGCCGTTAACGTGTTTGTAGGAAATCCAGTGTTGAGGTACTTGGTTCTTCCCGTGTTTGTCAGCCCGCCGCTCGCCCCTGTCTCCGCGTAGTCGCCGCTGACAAACGGCCCCACGTTGGTATCTGTGGTCCCGCCGTACTGCGTCCCGCCGAGCGACGGTCCCCGATAGAGCGGCACCAGTGCGGCGTTGAAATTTGAGCCGCAGAAAAGATTCGCACGGTACATACGTGAGCGAATCCCGGCTGCGTCGATAGCCGCACAGAACTTGGACACGGCTGCCAAGGTTGTTCCGGTCACGCTTCCACCGTTGGCAACAACTCTCGCAGCCCAACTAGCAGCATCTGGGTGCAGCGTCGAGCGTGGCCTCAGTAGTTTCGGGCTCATCGCCATGGCTTAGTTCTCCTGCTGCTCGTTGGCTCGAGGCTGTAGGGCATACAGCAACCGCGTCTGCTCGCTCACCGCCTTGCTAATCTCACGCTGCGTCTCGCTCAATGACTTCACGAATGCCCTGTGCTCTTCCACAAGAGGTAGCAAAACATCGGCGCGAAGCACCCAGCCGCAGGCAATGGCTACCAAAGTGGGAAATCACCACCGCTCCATAATGCTGTACAGCGTTTCCTTTGCTT